GTTCGGCAAGTTCTCAGTAATCTTCTGCAAGTATTTATGCAGAGGTTTAAGGAGAGCCTGAGAGAAGTAGTCAAATAAGGCTACAACTCTCGTTTTGTTCCCTGGCTGCGGTATAGCAGCAAGACGAGAACAAATTAGTTTCTTAGGGAGTGCTCTTGCAGGATTACTCGAGTTAGTTTCGACTAATTTCGCAGTGTCCTGAATATAAGAGTATATGTCAGGTCGCTTTATCTCTTCGAGATAGTGAACGATACTATGGTTTACTTTGTCGTCAGCAATTATTGCTGCCGCATCAAGATGCGAAGACATTAGTCCGTCTAGCGAGAAATCGCTGTTCGGACCTTTGCTAGTTGTCTCATGGAGAACAACGTTACCAACAAAATCAACAGGTGAAACGTTTACCGGAATGTTTAACTTTCCGAGAATAGACGGTAAGGCCAAATCAAAACTTTCGATTTCCTTAAGGAAATCGTTGTTTCTGTTAGGGTGTCTAGTGATCGAACTGATATCAATATCTTTTGAGTATCCGTCTGCTAACCTAGAAATACTTAGTATCGTATAAACGATATTCATGTATCTCTTATTATCTTTGAATTTCCTAAGAAATTTAAGATCTTTAGGGAACCCGTCTTTGAATGTCGAAAGACATTTCACAGGCTCTGGCTTGAGACCAGCGATATGCTTCAATGTGTACATACGTATATCATTGAATCGCTTCGTACCTTGGATTAATCCTCGGTGCTTGATTAAGTGGTTGAATAAGTTCTTCGTTGAGTCAATTAACTCTTCAAATGCCTTTACATCCATGTCAGTATAGACATGGTTGTAGACTTTACTCAACTTATGTTGAGAAGGATTGATCGTTCCGTGGATAGACTTAGACTTAACGAAAGTCTTTGTTGATTGGGCTGTAATACTACTGCCTCTCTTCCGAGAGACGTTTTTATTACCAAATCCGGAGATTCGGTTATTGTTGACTGAGGTCATATATAATTTAATCTCCTATACAGAAATGTATAATATACTCTCTGGCTTCAGGTTCTCTCGCGAGAGAACGACTTTCCAACGAGTTTGGTTATTATCTCTAACTAAGACCCGTCCATGAAGATAACATGTGCAAATGATACCGTAGCTGAAGAAGCTAGGCTCATAGGCCGGTAGAAAGGTGTCCTTAAGGAC